TTATTTACTTTCTAACATATCCGACTATCAACAAGCAGTTGATAAGTTAGCAATACTGTATAGAGAGCCTCCAATGAAAGGAGCTGGTGAAGATGAACCAGCCTCAGGAGAAGATATAGCATCAGCCGATACAGGAGGTGGAGGAGACTTTCCCGGAGGTGAAGGTGGAGCTGAAGGAGGTGAAGATTTCGGAGATGATCTCGGAGGAGAAGAAGGTGGTGATGAAGGTGGAGCTGATCTAGAAGGAGAACCAATAGATTTCGAAGACGGAGAACAAGGATAATATGAACGTAGTAGATAAACTATATACCGAATGGGCATGGAGATCTAAAACAGGTGTTCCTAGTATTAATAACCCAGATGATAGAACTATATTAGATTCTTTACTTTTAGAATATGGAGTTGTATTTGAAGATGAAGAAGGTAATGAAATAGAAGGAGACACAGCTACTGAGCTAACTAAAAAAGAGGTAAACATGTTAATTAATGCTATCAAAAGCATTAAAGACGACTATGTCAAATACCTTACAGTGTTTTCTTATTTCGATAATAACTCGTTAGGTACTATTTCGGAAGTTCTTCTTACTAAACTACTGAACAAAGCAGGCATTTCTGCTACTCATACAGGAGCAAGTGGAGCTTTAGCTGATCTATACATTAATGGTAAACCTGTTAGTTTAAAAACTACTTCCGGAGAAAAAGCAATAGGATTAGGTAATGACGAAGTAAAAAGCACTCCTATCACGTCAAAACAAGTACTACAGGCACTAAAAAAAGTTGACCTAAACACAATAAAAAGTGTTTACGATTTAGAAGATAAATTAGATAAACAAGACTATAAATTTCTGATAGATAGAATCAATGTTATTGCTGAGAAATTAGCTGGTCCCCAGAACGAGGAATTTTTTGTTTGGGTTGAAAAGAGCTACTCTAAAGGTATTTTAAATAAAATGATTATACATGTACATAAGTATGATCTTAGTAAGGTTAAAAAAGAAATGATGTCTTATATCCCTTATCACACAGATAAAGCATGGGGATTAAAAGACCAAAGTGGTAAAGTAATGGTTCAAGCAGATGCTTCAGGTAAGCTACACAGTATTCAACCGGCATTTGTTCGTAAATCAACTAATGAAACAGCAATACCTATCGAACTAATAACCGATGTAGATGGACTAGACAAAGCTTCCGTTTCAAGTAATATTACAGATTCACTTTTAGGAACTTTAGATAAAATCTACAACAGTGTTTTTAGTAAAGAATAGTTATGGCACAAGACATAAAGAAAATAATCGCACAAGAGTATATCAAGTGCGCCAAAGATCCGGCATACTTCATGAAGAAGTACTGTCACATACAACACCCAACCAGAGGACGTATCTTATTCAACCTTTATCCATTTCAGGAAAAGGTACTTCATTTATTTAGAGATAACCAATACTTAATCACACTAAAGTCTAGACAGCTTGGTATTTCAACACTTGCTGCAGCTTATAGTTTATGGTTAATGTTATTCCATAAAGATAAAAACATACTAGCTTTAGCAACTACTCAAGCAACCGCTCGTAACCTTGTAACTAAAGTTATCTTTATGTACGATGAGTTACCTAAATGGTTAAAGCTGCCATCCGTTGAAAAAAACAAATTATCTTTAAGATTAAAAAACGGATCAAAAGTACAAGCTAAATCATCATCACCTGATGCTGCAAGATCTGAAGCGGTATCATTACTATTGATGGATGAGGCTGCCTTTATAGAGAATGTTGATGAAACATTTACTGCAGCACAGCAAACATTAGCTACCGGTGGACAGTGTATGGCATTATCTACTCCTAACGGTATTGGTAACTGGTTTCATCAAACATGGGAAAAAGCAGAATCTGGAGAAAATTCATTTCTACCTATCAGACTACCTTGGACAGTACACCCTGAAAGAAATCAAAAATGGAGAGATCAACAAGATGCTGATTTAGGACCTCGAATGGCAGGTCAGGAATGTGATTGTGACTTTTTAGCTTCTGGTGATACAGTGTTTGAACCAGATGATATGGCATACTTTGAACAGACGTATGAAAAAGACCCTGTAGAAAGAAGAGGTGTTGACGGTAACCTGTGGATATGGGAAGGAGTTGATTATATGAAATCATACATGGTAGTGGCCGACGTTGCACGAGGTGACTCAACTGATTATTCAGCAGCCCATGTATTCGATATAGAAGGATGCGTACAGGTAGCAGAGTATAGAGGAAAGCTTTCTCCAAAGGATTTCGGCAATTTCTTGACAGGACTAGCATCAGAATATAATGAAGCACTTCTTGTAGTTGAAAATGCTAATATTGGATGGGCTACAATAGAGCAGGTAATGGAAAGAGAATATCGTAACCTTTATTATAGTTCTACCAGTAACCAAGAAACTGTCGAGACGTACATGCACAAATATGAACGTGACAAACTAGTTCCAGGTTTTACAATGTCAATGAGAACTAGACCATTGGTTATTGCTAAAATGATTGAATACATTAGAGAAAAATCAGTAACTATTCAGTCTAAAAGACTTATGCAAGAAATGAGGGTTTTTGTATGGAAGAACGGTAAAGCACAAGCCCAGGTTAGATATAACGATGACCTTATAATGTCTTGTGCGACTGCTCTATATGTAAGAGATACAGCACTTAAGTTACGACAACAAGGAATGGATTTAGCTAGAGCACAATTATCATCTTTTAGTAACCTAAATGCTCAGAACAAAGCTATCATGACAAATGTTGGTACCCAAAGAGAAAATCCTTATATTAATAAGACAGCATACGGTGACGAGGACATCAGATGGTTGTTAAAATAGATCTATTTATAATTAAAATCAAACCGTAATGGCGGATACTTCAATTTTTGGTAGGTTAAGACGTCTTTTTGCTTCTGATGTAGTCATTAGAAACGTAGGAGGAGATGAGCTTAAAGTAGCTGATACTAATCAGATACAAACTACCGGTAGGTATAAAACAAATTCTCTGATAGACAGATTCAGTAGACTTTATATCTATAATAATAAAAATATTTTTAATCTAAACCTTAACTACCAAACGTTAAGGATACAGCTATATTCTGATTATGAAGCAATGGACACAGATCCTATTATAGCTTCTGCATTAGATATAATAGCAGACGAAGCTACGGTTAAAAACGATCAGAATGAGATACTATCGGTAAAATCATCTGATGAAAATATACAAAGAGTTCTATATAATTTATTTTACGATGTTTTAAATATCGAATTTAACTTATGGTCTTGGACAAGGAACATGTGTAAATACGGTGACTTTTTCTTAAAGCTAGAAATAGCAGAGAAGTTTGGAGTTTACAATGTTCTACCTTATACGGTATACCATATGGTTAGAGAAGAAGGAATGGACCCTGACAATCCACAGGCAGTTAATTTTAAGTTAGACCCTGATGGATTAGCTTCTTCTCAACACCCTAATTATTTACCGAAAAGAAAAGCTGAACAAAGAGTTGTTGAGTTTGATAATTACGAGATTGCACACTTTAGATTAATCTCTGATACTAACTACCTACCTTATGGACGTTCTTATTTAGAGCCTGCTAGAAAGATCTTCAAGCAAGTTACTTTAATGGAAGATGCTATGTTAATTCATAGAATCATGAGAGCTCCAGAGAAGAGAATGTTCTATATCAATGTAGGAAATGTTCCACCAAATGAGGTAGAACAATTCATGCAAAAGACCATTAATCAAATGAAAAAGACTCCTTATGTAGGAGAAGATGGTCAATATAACTTACGTTTTAACCTTCAGAATATGATGGAGGATTTCTACCTTCCAGTTCGTGGAGGAGATACTTCTACTCGTATTGAAACAACAAAAGGTTTAGAGTATGATGGAGTAACTGACGTAAGGTATTTACAAGAAAAAATGTTTGCTGCATTAAAGATACCAAAGGCATATTTTGGGTATGAAGGAGATTTATCTGGAAAAGCAACACTTGCAGCAGAAGATATTCGTTTTGCTAGAACAGTAGAACGTATTCAAAAAATTATGGAATCAGAGCTAACTAAAATAGCTCTAGTACATTTATACACGCAAGGGTTTACAGGAGAGTCTTTAACTAACTTTGAAATTAAGTTAACCACACCTTCTATCATATTTGAACAAGAAAAGATTGCTTTACTTAAGGAAAAAGTAGATCTTGCAAATCAGATGAAGGATACCAAGTTGTTTGCTTCAGATTACATTTATGAAAATATATTTGACTTATCTGAAGATACATACATGGAAATGAGAGAGCTTGTTAGAGAAGATAGTAAGAGATTCTTTAGATTGGCTCAAATTGAGAATGAAGGAAACGATCCTGCTAAGTCTGGTCAAACGTACGGTACACCACATGATCTAGCATCTATGTACGGTAGAAGATCAGTAAGCACACCTAAAGGAGGTTCACCAGAAGAACTACCACAAGGTTATTCTGAAGTAGAACCTAAATGGGGAGAACCAGGACCAGAAGGAGGAAGACCAGTTGAAAAAGCATCTGTATACGGTACCAATCAAGATCCTATAGGAGGACGTGACCCCTTAGGAGTACACGGTATGCACGGTGGATATCCTTCAGATAATGAGACTGTTATGGAAAACCTAACAACTCAAGCAGTCTTTCATAAAAATAAAGAATCACTAAAAAGTATTGTATTTAAAAAAGAACCTACATCAGAACCAGATCTTCTTAAGGAAGAGAACATTAAAGATTTAGGTAACTAATACATATTTATTATAGTAAACGTGTATAATGAAAATAAAACACTCCAAATTTCGTAATACAGGTCTTATTTTTTAACTATTAGTAAAGCAAATTGCTGCTGATACACTCAATGGTGGAGATTCTGCAGCTGTTCAAATACTAAAAAAGTTCTATTCTAATAAGTCTACTCTTGCTAAAGAGTATAGACTATATGAATTTATAGTAAAAAATAAGAATGTATCACAATCAAAAGCTGAAGCGATAGTTTCTACTATTACTGAAGTATCTAGAAAATTAGATCAGAAAACACTTAAAGCTCAAAAATACGAACTTATATCGGCTATTAAAGAAAGCTATGATGTTAATGAGTTTTTTGGTATGCAGGTAAGAGACTACAAACCTCTTGCTGCACTTTATTGTTTATTAGAGGCACAAAATAATGATAATCTTATTAACCCTCAAATACTAATAGACAATAAGACTACAATATTAGAGCATTTAACCTCAGCTCCACAAAACGAGGAGGAAGTAAAAGATACCTTAATTGAAGAATATTCTAAATATGATAAGGATTTAAAACTTTTGACGTTTAAGATTCTATTGGAGAAGTTTAACGATAAGTATAAAAACCTACTTCCTGAGCAAAAAAATATTTTAAAAGAGTTTATTACTTCAGTAAATTCACAATCACGTTTACGTACTTTAGTCAATGAAGAGATGAATAAAATTGCATCAGCAGTTAGAAATTTATCAGCTAAAGTTAAAAACGAAGTAGTAAAAATTAAGCTAGATGAAGTCGCTAAGTCAATTAAACCTTTATCAAATAAAGATAAAATTACAGACAATCATTTAGTAAATCTTATGCAGTATTACGATCTAGTAAATGAGTTAAAATCTCTGTAATGAAAAAATCAGAGCTTGTATCATTAGTTAGAGAAGTAATGCAAGAGCTTGATGAAGCTAACGTTACAAATGTAGGTGGAGCATCAATGACACCAGGAGAAGGACCGGTTTACGGTACTCCAAACGCATTTGGGAAAGGCAAAAGAGCAAAAAAGACATTAACAAAACTTGGCTGGAAGCAGCAAGAAAGACCAAAAAGGCCATCACATACTAAAGCATTTGATTACTTATAATATGAGACAAGTAACAGCAACAGAAAAATACAGAGCCGTAAACGAAGGTAAAATGGCTAAAAAAGAGTTTGTCCGACAAATGAGACAATCCTTTCCTCAATTAGTATCTCAATATAATGGGTTTGATGACACAGTTCAAATTCTAAAAAATAGAGGTATGTTATTTGAAGAAATTAAACCTGCCTTCTCAGAAGCTAAAGTTTACGACGATAGACCAGCTTTAACATATTCATTAGACGCTCTTGATAGAGGTATTAGAGCAGAACTTGCAGTATTAGGAATTGATGCAGCAGATGCTTTTAACATTAAAGCTGACGATTATTTAAAAGCTGAAAAGAAAGCAAAAGACAATCTTGAAAAAGATGCTAACCACTACCTTAACTTAATGGCCGGTGAATCAAGTAAAGTTGATAAACACGACAAAGAAAAAGAAGTTAAGAGAGGAGCAGCCGATAAAGATACTTTTAACGATATGAAAAAAGCTACGTTAAAAGAAAGTATAAACGAAGACGAAGAAGAAGATGCTAAAAATGATCAAGATTCTTATGATCATGACTATCCTCATCAAGATGAAGCAATGTCCGAAGACGCTAAAAAGAATCTATTAGGAAAAGTAGTAGGAGCTTTAAGAACTAAATACCCAGATATTACAGCCGGTATTTTAAAAGACTTTATTAGAACTCATTATCAAGATTTATTAGACGGAGCTGATATAGAAGATGAGTTTGCAGAATATATTTCAGTAAACTACGAAGGTCCTTCTGATATGGGAGAGGCAGAAAAAGCAGCTAAGGATTACGATAAAGATGGAGAAGTAGAATCACCAGAAGATGAGTACAAAGGATCGAAAGACAGAGCTATTAAAGCAGCCATGGGCAAGCAGAACCAACTTAAAGAAGCTATCAAAACAATCATCAAAAAAACGCTTACCGAAGAGGTAGTAAATGAAGCTGCTACAAAAAGATTAGCAGATTGGGGTGAAGGCTATGAAAGCTTTGAAGGTGTTAAATCTGTTGTAAACGACTTGGAAAATGTTGTAACAGAGGTAGAAGCTTTTTATGATAAGGTAGGAGATAAGATTGCTAAAATCTTTGAGAGAACAGCAGAGTTTAAAAATGAAGAAGGTCTTAAAATTGGAGCATTTATTGCACCATCATTAGAAACAGCATTTTTTCAAGATATGAGACCTGTAACTAAAAAAGGATTTCTAAACAAAATAGATTTACCTAAAGTTAAAACAATTTCACAAGCCGACGTTCAAACAGCAAGGGAAAGAGGAGAGATCGACGAAACACCTGAAGGTCCAAAAGAAACTATTTTTACACCAAACTTCTAAGATATGGCACAATTATTAGTAAACGTTACGCCATTTAGACCTACTATCACAGAATCCAAATCTAAACCTGGAGTCTTTGAAGTTGAGGGTATTATGCAGAGAGCATCTGCACAAAACCAAAACGGTAGAGTTTACAAAAAAGAAATTTTAGAACGTGAAACTAAAAGATATATAGAAGAGTTTGTTAATAACGGAAATGCTTTTGGTGAACTAGATCACCCAGATAAACCCATTGTAGAACTTAAAAATGCTTCTCATATCGTAAAAGAGTTATGGTGGCAAGGAGATGATTTAATGGGTAAGGTGGAACTACTAAATACACCTGCAGGTAATATTGTAAAAGAAATTATAAAAGCAGGACATACTATCGGTATTTCATCTAGAGGTACAGGTTCGGTTCAACAAACAAACGAAGGTACTTTAGAAGTACAACCAGATTTTGAATTAGTATGTTGGGATTTCGTATCTAATCCTTCAACTCACGGAGCATTTATGAACCCAGTATCACTTAACGAAAATAAAGGTAAAACGTTTAAGTATCAAAATCTAGATTCCATTATTAACGACATTTTAAGATCATAAAACATATTTATAATAAACAGAAAAAACACCATCATGAGTAAATATACAAACTTTGATTTAAGAAAATTTTTAGCTGAAGGTAAAAATGCTGAAAATGTAAATGAATCAGCACCAGGATTCGAACATGACTGTGCAGCACACGTAGTACACGAAACACACGGTTACGGAGTATGTATCGAAGGAAGACACACATTAGTAGAAAACACAGAAGGAAAACACGAAGTAACACATTACGATGTATTCTTTAAAAGTGGAAATACTATCGAAAACGTACCAGTTAATGAATTAAAAGTTTTAACTTCTGAATCTCATTCTCATGGCAAGAGAAAGAAAAATGAAGAAACTTTAGAAGAAGGTCCATTAGACGGTTTAATGAACGTACTAGGAAAAGTTTTTGATAAAGTCACAGGAATTGACAAGTTTAATGAGTGTTCAAACAATGATTGGCAAGGGGAAGAATGTCAAAAACTAAAAATGGACATTGGATATGCCGCCGGTGTTAAATCTGGGTTTGAAAAAAGTTCTGGAACTAATAACGTTGCAGAGGAAACCACAGAGTTGACCAAAGAAGAAGCATTCAAAAACGAAATTAAAGATATATTAGATTAATAAGTAATCTAACACCACTACACTTTAACCCGGCTTTTTGTCGGGTTTTTTGTTTTTATATATATTTATATACGAATATATAGACAAGTTCTATATTACTTTTAAAAAAACTTTCCTATTACGATTCTCAATAATCGTAGAAACCACAACAATTTATTTTAAAAATGGCAAACAAAGATTTATTCAAGCAAGCTATTGCTGAAGCAAAATCTGTACGTGAAGCCGCTATTGCAAACGCTAAAGAAGCTTTAGAAGAGACTTTAACTCCTCATCTAAAAGACATGTTAGCTGCTAAACTACAAGAAATGGAAGACAAGTCCGAAGAAGTAGAAGAAGTAGTAAACGAAGTCGAAGAAGATGAAGTAGAAGAAGGAATGGACAAAGACAAAAAAGACGAAGCAATTGAGGAAGATCTAACAGTAGCTCCAGAAGTAGTAGAAGCTGAAGACGAGGAAGAACTAGAGGATGAGTCTGAAGAATCAGATGACGAAGGTGAAGCCGAAATCGAAGTACCCGCTGACGATTTAGAAGGCGAGGAAGAAGAAGCCGTAGAAGGTGACGAAGAAATTGGTAATATAACTGTTGATCAGTTTAAAGACATGATTCGTGACATCGTAGCTCAAGAATTGGGCGGCGGCGGAGAAGAAGAACTTGGTGCAGACATGGATGCAGGAGATATCGAAGGTATGGGCGATGAAGCTCCCCTAGAGGAACCTGCTGATGATATGGAAATACCAGGAGAGGAAGAAGAGGAAATCGATCTTGACGAACTTCTTGCTGAACTAGAGGCTACTGTAGCTGAAGGTGATGAAGAGAAGAAAGATGAAACTGTAGAAGAAGCTGAAGAAGTGGACGAAGATACTGTAGAAGAGGATGTAACTGCAAACTCAACTGCAAATCAAGAATCTGCTGATCATTCTGCTGAAGGTACAAACATCAACAAAACAGTCAATGAAGACGAACTTAAGGAAGCTTTAGATACTATTGAACAACTTAAGAAAGATCTTCACGAAACAAATCTTTTAAATTCAAAACTTTTATACGTTAACAAGATTTTTAAGGCAAATACCTTAACTGAATCACAAAAAGTAAACGTAATTGCTGCTTTCGACAAAGCCGAAACAGTAAAAGAAGTTAAATTAGTATTTGAAACTGTTTCTGAAAATGTAGTTACTACTAAAAAGGAAAACGTTTCAGAAGCTAAAATAAAAGGAATGGCATCTAAAGCAACAGGGACTACTGCCTCTAAACCGGAAGTGATTACTGAAGTATCAGATACTGTTCGAAGAATGCAAAAATTAGCTGGAATAATTAAATAAACAAATAAAAAAATCTAAAATGGAAATTAACAACCTATTAGAAAGCTCAAACACTTACAAAAGCATGCAAGCTGACGCTTCACGTTTAGCTGAGAAATGGCAAGCATCTGGTTTGTTAGAAGGTATCGAAGATAAGCGTGTTTCTGATAACATGGCTATTATCTTGGAAAACCAAGCTAAACAAATCGTAGCTGAAGCTAACTCAACTAACGTTGGAGGAGGATCTTTTTCTGCTGGTGCAGGTGAACAATGGGCTGGAGTAGCTTTACCGTTAGTACGTAAAGTATTCGCTCAAATCGTTGCACAGGACTTTGTGTCTGTACAACCAATGAATCTACCTTCTGGTCTAGTATTTTATCTAGACTTTAAATACGGTACTGCAACAAACGGTAGAGCAGACCAAGATAACATGTACGGTAACGTATCTACAGCAAATGCAAAAATGGCAGTTGACACTGACGTTGCTGGAGGTCTTTACGGTGCTGGACAGTTCGGATATTCTATTAATCAGTCAACTGGAACAGCAGGGGCAGCAGTTGTTGCTGGTGCAACTTCTGCATCAGTAAACTATGAAACAGATGTAAATCTTTCAGGACTTGAAACTGTAACTCTTAACACATCTACCATTACTGGATACGATACACTAGGTGTTAGAGCATTTAGACTAACTTCAGGTTCAGTTTATGCTCAGTATACTAAAGTATCTGGTAACGATATTACATTTGTAACTGACGCTGGTGTTGTAACAAACGGAGCAAACGAACAAATTAAATATCACAAACAACCAGTTGACAACGACAGAGGAGACTTTGAAGCTGATTCAACTGCTGCTGTAGATAGTTCAATCACTATCCCAGAAATCGACGTTAAACTAGCTTCTGAGGCTATCGTTGCTAAGACAAGAAAGTTAAAAGCACAATGGACTCCAGAATTTGCTCAGGATCTTAACGCATATCACTCAATCGATGCAGAAGCTGAATTAACTTCACTATTAAGTGAGTATATTTCAATGGAAATCGATCTTGAGATTTTAGATATGTTGATCTCTGAAGCTGCTACTACTGAAAAGTGGAGTGCTGAGAATAACAAAGTATGGGACGGAAATAACTGGAGTACTGCTACTTCTGATTTCTACAATACACAAGGTCAGTGGTTCCAAACTTTAGGTACTAAAGTACAAAAAGTATCTAACAAGATTCACCAGAAAACATTAAGAGGTGGTGCAAACTTCCTAGTATGTTCTCCAACTGTAGCTACAATCTTAGAATCTATTCCTGGATATGCTGCTGCAACTGACGGTGATCAAATGGAATTCAACATGGGTGTACAGAGAGTAGGTAGCCTAGCTAACCGCTTTAAAGTATACAAAAATCCTTATATGACTGAAAATACAATCTTATTAGGATTTAGAGGTTCTCAGTTCTTAGAAACTGGAGCTGTATATGC